ATATATAAATTAAATAAAACTTATAATATAAAACAATAAAATAATAATTATACTTTATATTTTTAAAATAAAAACTTAATATATATTTTATATTTAATAACAATTATTATTTTATTATTTTATATACTAGAAATCTAGTATACACTAAATAATAATAATACTCAATATATTTATTAAATCTTTTATACTAAGAATAACTACTATACTTAGATTAGTAGTAACACTTAATATAAATAATAATATATAGTGCACAAAAGGTATTAAAGCTTTTTAATAATTAAAAATTTTCTGACAAATTTAATATTCTCTTTCTCTTATTGCACCAGTAATTGGAAATAAAAATAATAAAAAAATAGCATTAAAAATATAGGGTATACCCTATTATATTTCCAGTTTATCCCAACCTTGAAATGCAGTAAAATAGGGCATTTGAATATTTAGAAAATTCCAAAAATGACAATAGAGAAGAGTTAATTCAAGGGGTAATATATTTATACCTTTTAAAAATTATCTCTCGTCTAAAAGCCTCCTACAGAGAATTTTTTGTAGTTAAATTTCCTCTAATCCTTGATTTTGCTGTGTTTTTAATTTTAAACACAACAATTTTTAGACTAACATTATATTTATTTACAAATATTGCCTATTTTTATCCTTGAATAAGTTTTATTTTTTTTGTTATTTTAGGTGGGGTATACCCTAAAATATTATTTTTTTGAATTGCTTAAAAGTGGCTTTTTAATATACTTTTAGACAATTCACTAAAATTGCGTAAAAGTATATTACTAATATGCTCAAAATACAATTTCCAAATGTTAGGCGCTCAAATTTACCCTATAATCGTTTTTAAATTCATAGGTAATAGGATTATACCTCTAACGAAAAAACTCTGTTCTAAAAGGCTGCTACAGAAAATCATTATAATTTTTGAATGCATAATTTAGTCCAATTTTCACTAAAAGCTTTAGTTACCAAATAAACATTATCAATTGCAAAATACATATAAATCCTCCTTTTCAATAATTTTATTGAAGTTTCTTTACTTAAAGTATTAAAATTTATTGTTTTTTTATTTGTAAAAATTTAAAGAAATTTATGGTTTTTCATGATTTTTACCGAAAAATCTGTATTTTTCTCTAATTTTTTTATTATTTTTTATAAAAATTATTGATTTTATTAATGAATATTAATTTTTCCTTACAGTATATTTATAGTTGACAGTTTTCTTAATTATGCAAGTACAATTTCTAAAAAAGAAAAAAGGACTAACTTTTAGTCCTTTTTAAGGTGATTTAGTATTTTATAGCTTCTAATAATTCTTCTTTGGAATATTTTTCTAAATCTTTGATTGATACTTGTTTTCCAAATACACTATATGATGGTTTAAGGGTAAGGTTTGTAAATTTGCCCACATAGTGTTGATAAGTTGTATTTATTTGTGAATGATGTAAGTGTTTTGAAGTAGCAACTATATCTCCTCCAGGAATGTAATGTTATTCTTCTATCCTCGCCTATATTATTAGCTTTACAGAAATCTTTCAATGTTTTAACTAATGTCTTTTCGTTGATTTGGAATACTCTATTATCATTGGGGTTATTTTCTTGTTTGACTTGCAGTAGCCTATTATAAAATTCATCTGTAATTGGATTGTAATCATACTTACCGCCTTTATCTCTTACGCATATAGTCCACACCATTGTTCCTGATTTGTCTTGCTTTTGTTGTATATCATCCCAAGTCATAGAGAGTAAAGCTTCTTTTCTCAAAGCAGTAACTATTGCGGTTTCAAAAAACATTTTTTTTGTAATTGGTTTATAATATTCTTTTTCGCAAAATTCATATAATTTTTGCACTTCATCTTCTGTTAATGTCCCCCATGCTCTATCCTCTTTTTTGCCTTCTGGGAGTGGGTCAATATTCATAACATCGAGGTCAATATCTTTATTGATTTTGTATAAGTGTTTATAAAATGTTCTTAATGCTCCCATTTTTGAGTTGATGCTGCGTGGAGACAGTTGTTTATTGTTAAGCAAGTGATTTCTAAATAGTAATACATCATTGTAAGTAATGCTTAGTATTTCCTCCCATTTGATATTAGATGTTTTACCTAAGCAATACATTAAGAATTCCTCTATGTGGATTTTATAATTTTTTGCTGTGTTTTCGCTTTTGAGTTTTTTCTCTTCTAAAAATAGTTTTATTGCGCTATCAACACTATCTATTTTAAAACCTGTCACATTTTTTCTTGCTATTTCTAAAGCAGTCATTTGATATACCTCCTTAACAATCATGGTTTATAATTTTATTATACACCAAATTTCCTGTTTGTCAACAGATTAGAATAAAAATTTTTTATGAAAATTTTATGAAAAAGTATTGACAGAAAATTTAAAATGATATATAATATTAATAAAGATTTTTGGTTGTAAATGTTGACAAACTTATGGTTGTGTGATATAATTAAAGCGTGGGAAATTTTATTTTAGACGCAAATAAAAATAATAATGATAAGGAGGTGAATTGTGTGTATATTGACGAGAGATATTTTACCAAAAAGCGAACCAAACAAGAATTAAAATTATTGGGCAAGATATTGTTTTATATGGGTGCTATAGTCCCCTACTATGTTAATGATTATTGGTGGATATATATAAGATTATGGCATCCTTTGTCTTGGCTATTAGTGATTTGGATTTTTGTGTATTATATGTGTAAATCTACAAAAGAAGCCACACAGAAGGCACTCGAAGATATAAAAGAAATATTACCTACTAAAGAAAGAGTGAAATATAATTATTTCAAAGCGAGATAAAATAATGATTTTAAGGAGGAGGTTTATAAGAAATTAGGTAAATTATAATAATAATGATTGGAGGTAATTTATGTGGCAAGGGTTAAAATTGATATACACGATGATGAATATGAATGGAAAAAACAATTAGAGGTTTACTCAAGTATAGGTATATGTATGATGCGATGATACATAATGAAGTTGATACTGGTGGTATTAATGAGGAACTTGTCTGTTTGTATGCTGATTTAGACAGAATGATTGAAAGATGTAATTTCACAAAAAGACAAAAAGAAGTGTTGGATTTATATATGACTGGCTATAATGAACAAGATATTTCAGAGGAACTTAATTTAAGACCTGATGTTGTGGAAGGTATTATACGTAGTATTTGTAGAAAAATTAAGCGAGAAAATGATTTGGCTTGGAAGTATGATTTTGTTTACTGGAGCAAAGTAAAAACACCTGATAGGTGGAAACAATGCAGTAAGTGTAAAAGATGGTTGCCTGCTACTGAGGAGTTTTTTGGGAGACATCCTAACACTCTTGATGGTCTACAAAGTGTATGTAAGAAATGTGATGTTTTAAGGAAAAATACTGTAAAATGAGGGCAAAAAAACCATTTATATATTGGAGGGATATATTATTCAGGGAGTATACTTAATAAGAAACAAAGTGAATAATAAAGTTTATATAGGTAGTTCAATAAATATAAAAAGGCGATGGCGTGATCATATATATGAGTTATCACGCAATAGACATAATAATATACATTTGCAAAATGCATGGAATAAATATGGAAAAGATAATTTTGAGTTTGTAATTTTAGAAGAGGTAGAAGATAAGAGCATTTTAAGAGACAGAGAGCAATATTGGCTTAATAAATATCAATCTTTTAATCCTTCGATGGGATATAATATTTCTTTAAATACGAGGCATTATAAACCAATGTATCTTCCACGTGAAATTATAGAAAAATCAGCGCTTCAGAAGTTTGGGAGAAAAACACCAGATGAACTCAAAAATAAGATTAGTGAAATACATAAACAATTAGCGGAGGAAGTTAAAATGAAGTCTCCAGAGATTTACACAAAGTATTTTTATTATAATTTATCTTTGCCAAACAAAAAAAATATAAAATTAGTTTATAGAATTATGCAATTCGTAAAATTAAAAAACCAATCTAAGGAATATATTGAAAAGTTGCGCAAACAAGGTATAATTGTAAAAGCTATTGATGTTTTTAATATTAATAAATATGCCTATTATAAATTATATGCCATTAAAGATATTGATGTAAAATATAGGAAAATTTTAATAAATAAGATTTTAGATAATAATTATATTGATGGTATGTCATTGAGAGAATATATTGAATATATGTGGCAAGCGAAGAATTATCATAAAGGTTCTAATGATGAGTTGAGAGATAAAGAATCGGTGATATTAGATATATTGGCATCTTACTATATAGCGCAAGCATCTGATTTTGAAACAGTCAAAGTTAAAAGGCGGGAAAATAAAATTCAATTTATTTCCTTAGAAGAGTATTTAGAAAATGAAGATAATGATAAAAAGTACCCCATTAAAACAATGAGTGAATACCAAAAAATGAAATTTGAGCGCCAACACAAAGCTCAACACAAGCGTTGGAAACAAACTAGCACTTATAAATTCGGAATTTTATTTACCTACGATAATCATAAGGATAGAATAAAAGATTGGGATTGGATTAATGGGCAATGGGTAGATTATAGCGATTATCATGTCAGGATTGAGAGGCTGATTGATCCTGAAAGACCATATACCTTTGAGTGGTGTTACGTTGATACTGATAATATGTTTACATTTAAAGGTAAAAAATATTACATAAGCAATGAAGTTAAAGAATATCAAAAAAGAGATGTGCGTGAGCGAGACCATAGATTAGAATATCCTTTAGACCATATTATAGTATTAGAACAAGATGGTAATGTATATTTCTTTAATTCGTACGGAGATAGAATTAATAATGATTTGATTAAAGAGGTGTCGTGATGAATAAGATTCTGAAATATATGGAAAAGTATTCTGTCCCAGAGGAAGTTATACTTGAATTTACTGGTATTACTTCTGATGTGTTTCAGAAAATCATAACTGAAGAAATAGTTCCAGATAAAACAGTGCGTCACAAAATAGAGATGTTATTAGGGGAAGATACATTCCCTGATATAAATAAATATAACGAATATTGTTTGGGTTGTGAGCGAAAGTGTAAGCAATGGGATTGGGTTGTGGTGGTGCAATGCAAACAATATAAACCAAAAAGAATGGAGGAATTTTAGTGGAGTTAGGGGCAATAGCTATTCAACCTACTACTATTTATGAAGATATATATAAAAATTTTTTAAAAGAAAGAGCAATTTATTACAATGACGACATTGACGATAGTGCAATAGATATGATTGCAGTACCCATAATCAAGATGAATTTAGAGGAAGCCAACGTACCAGAAGACCAATTAAAACCAATTAAGTTATATTTGAACACTGATGGTGGAGATGCTTTTGTTGGTATGTACTTAACTGAAATAATTAAGAAATCACGCATACCAATACATATTTATGGCTTATCAAGAGTGTGTTCGGCTGGATTATTGATATTTTTAGCAGGGCATAAGCGTTTTGCATCGAGTAATACAGTGTTTTTATTACATGATGGTGAGTACATAGTAGCTAATAGTTCGGGTAAAGCAAGAGATACTATGAAATTTTTAGAACAATTAGAAGAAAAAATTGACAGTTTTATAAAAGAACATACTAAAATAAGCGAGGAGCAGTATACAGAAATAAAAAGAAAAGAATTTTACTGTTTTGGTGATACTGCCAAAGAATTAGGCTTTGTGGACGAAATAATTTGAGGAGGGGTTGTATTGTTAAAGAGAGATTTTGTAAGGCTTATTAAAGAAAAACTTAGTGTAACTCAAAAGGAAGCCGAAGCAATAATAGATATTATATTTGATACTATCAAAGAACAAATGATATTAGGTGAAAAAATTACTATACCTGACTTTGGAATATTTGAAATTACTACAAGACCGCCAAAACAAGGATATAACCCACATAGTGGTGAAAGGATTGATATACCCGCTTATAAGGTGATAAGGTTTAAACCATCTAAAAATTTCAAGAGTTTGTTAAAGGATAATGGAGGTAGCCAACCATAAAATAAACTAATAGAAAGTGGGTTTTGAAATGGGTGGTAAGTATGTTGTTGATACGAGTTTTCTTATAAACAATGTTGATGCTATTGATAAGTATCCACTTGTAATACATAGTTCAGTTTTGGAAGAATTAGACAACATGAAGGAATATAATGATGAGGCAGGTTACAAAGCGAGAAAAGTAATACAAAAAATTTTAAGTAATACCGTGAACTTTATATTTGATAATGATGATTATACTGCTCCTCTTCCCTGGGGATGGAGTGCTAAAAAAGTAGATAATCAGTTAATTGTGTGTGCAAAAATAAACAAGTATAAATTATTGACTGACGATATTAGTATGAGATTGAAAGCTATTGCTTTAGGTGTTGAAGTTGAATTTTATGAAAAAAATAATAATAATGAAGTGTATAAAGGATATAAAGAATTATTTCTTAATACAGATGAAATTAATGATTTATTTGCTTCTCTTGAAGAAGGTGTTAATAAATACAATTTTTTAGAGAATGAGTATTTGATTTTGCATAATGCCGATTTAAATGATGTGTTTGAATATAGGTATTCTAATGGCAAATTAGTTAATTTGAAGTTGCCATCTTCAAAAGTAGTTAAAGCGCTAAATTCGTTGCAACGGTGTGCTTTAGATTTGTTAAATAATAATGATGTACCAGTTAAAGTAATAATTGGAAATTATGGATCTGGAAAGACAATGCTTGCTGTGAGGATGGGGTTGTATAATGTTTTTACTAAAGGAAATTATTCAAAATTATTTTTAATAAGGAATCCTATTGGTACTGGTGAACAAATTGGTTTTTTGCCAGGCTCAAAGTATGACAAAGTAAAAGATTATTTTAGACCAATTGCACAATATTTAGATAGAGGCATTGATGATTTGGATTATTATATTAAAAACGAACAGATAGTTGTTGATGTCCCCTATTTTTTGAAGGGTTTATCGATTCAAGAATCTTTTGTAATTGTAGATGAAGCTGAAGATATTGATATTAAAGGGATAAAATTAATTGGCAGTAGGATTGATAAAAATTCTGCTATAGTTTTTTGTGGTGATTATAGCCAAACAGAGGCAAAATATAAAAATAATAATGGTTTGAAGTATCTCATTGAAAAGGCAAAAGGTAATCCCCTATTTGGGGTAATTACTCTTGAGGAAGATGTACGCTCTGAAGCGTCTAAATTATTTGCGAATTTATAAGGAGGGGAAGTATGATTAAAAATTTCTTGTGTGAGTCTTGTGAAAAACAGAATGTGTGCAGATGGAAAATTATTTTAGAAAAGAATTTTTCTGAGGAATCTAAAAAGAGAATAGGTGTTGATATAGAAATTTTGAAATGTCAAGAATACCAAAAGATGGAGGAATAGTGGTAGTGAGGGCTTACTGTGTGTTTTGTCAAGGTTATCATACTGTAACACAAGATGAAGATGGTGTGCTATGGTGTGATAATTGTGGGTCTGAAATTTTAGATGAAAATTTAATGAAAAAGATACGAGAGGTGAACAATGAACAAAGAGAAGCTTATCAAGTTAGGTCTGGACAAAATAGAAGGGAAAAATAATTTAAAATGGGCTGACATTGGTAGAATGTTTGGTATTAGCGGTGAAGATGCAAGACAGATTGTTAAGCGTTATCGCAAAAAACATGGATTATTACCTAAGCGAGAAGATGTTGTTAATGAAGATGTGGTGCAAAAGCTTCAAGAAATAGAGATAAAAAAAATAGAGCTTGAAAAAGAAAGAAAAAAATTACAAACAGAAAAAAATGAAATTAATAAATGGCTTCGTGAACAAGCAAGAATAGAGTTGTTTTATGAAAGATTAGAAGATGCTATTAGAGAGAGGTATGATTTGAGAATACCTCAGTATATTAAACCAGAGGAAAAGATTAGGCGTGATGCGATTGTAACTATAGCAGATTGTCACTATGGTAAAGAAGTTAATATTGTGGGGCTTAAAGGGGAAGTTTTGAATATTTACAATATTGAAATATTTGAACGGCGAATGTGGAATTTGTTAGGTGAAATTATAAAAATAATTAACAAAGAGAGCCTAAATCATATTAATATTGTGAATTTATCGGATAGTATTGATGGGATTTTAAGGATGAGTCAATTACAATCTTTGCAATTAGGTGTAGTAGAATCAGTGATAGGTTTTTCTGATTTTATGGTTAATTGGTTAAACGAGTTAAGTAAATACGTTAGAATTGATTATTATAATGTTTTAGGTAATCATAATGAAATTCGTCCACTTGGTTCTCAACGTGGGGAATTTCCTCACGAAAATACTGAACGTATTATATCATGGTATTTAAAGACTGCATTAGCAAACAATCCTAATGTTGATATACTCTTGCTGTTCATGGTCAGGATGAAAAAGATTTAGAAAAATCATTGAAAGATTATGTGCTTTTATACAATCAAAAAATAGATATTTTATTAGCTGGGCATTTACATCATAATTACGAAAAGACAATTGCAATTGGTGATAGTGGCGAAGTTGAGGTAATTCAATCCCCTTCTATTATTGGTTTAGATGATTTTTCAATGCGTTTAAAGAGGTCAAGTAATGCAGGAGCAAAATTATTCATTCTTGAGGAAGGTAAAGGTAGGACAATTACTTATAAGATTAGTTTGTTGTAAATGATGTTAATTCAAAAAGCCAATATCTGAAGGTAAAACGTTGATGAAATGTTTGGTAAATTGATTGTGCGTAATAATCCAGCAATAATGATTGATGGGGTTGTTGAGGTAACAAATAATCCTATTGGTGTAAATGATTTTTTAGATAAATTCATTGAATGGAAAAGGCGCTAACAGCTATATTTTTTTACAACAAGTATTTATATATAACCTAATTATGCAAGCGTCTTGTTTTTATTCTGTGAGAGGGTGGTGAAATGGTCGAAAAGGATAAAACTAAAACTTGTTCTTTGTGTGGCAGGAAATTAGCTTTAAATAATTTTTATAAATCTAAAAGTCCTTTACATGATGGTTATGCCCCTATTTGTAAAGATTGCATAAATAATAAAGTGGACCCATCAGATATGGAGTCAGTATATAGTATTTTAAGGCAATTGGATGTGCCTTTTATATATACTGTGTGGGAAAGGCAAAAAGATAAACCTAAGCCTATAGGTGCTTATCTTAGGGAAATTCATTCATTGAAACAATATGAAGATATGACATGGAAAGATAGTATTTTTGAAGAAGAGACACCTCCCCCTGATAATGAAAAGAAAATATACAGTAAAAAATGGCATGGCTATTATACTCAAAGTGAAATTGATTATCTTGATAATTATTTAGCTGGATTAGAAAAAGATTTTAATATAAGGACTACAAATCATATTGATTATGCTAAAAAAATAGCACAGGCAAGCTTAGCAGTTAATAAAGCATATCAAGAAATGCTTGATGGCAAACCTGGTGCAGACAAAAGATATAAAGCATTACAAGAAATATTTGATAGTTTATCAAAGTCAGCGCAGTTTGCAGAAAATACGAGAAGTCAAAATGATGTTGGTTTAGGTAATTTTGGTAAAATATTTGAAATGGTGGAAAGACATCAATGGATATCACGTCATATTCCTCTTGAAAAAGACGATATAGATAAAATATTGGACTATTATGCTAACATTGAGCGCTCCTTATAAAGTGTGGTGATAAAAATGGCTTCATATAAGAATTTTAGTCAAAAAAGTCGCAAGATAAAAGAAGGAGCTTATGAAAATTTTAATAGCCCGTATAGTTATGATCCTATAAAGCCACAACCTATTGATTATGATGAGTGGGCTAAGTTTTTGAGTTATTACAGATATTATATTGATGAATTTGTAATTGATATTTTAGGTGTTAAACTTTATCCTTTTCAGCGTCTTATGTTGAGGGCTATGGCAAGGTATCAAAATAGTATGTTGATATGCAGTAGGGGTATTGGTAGTCAAGTTGATTTTGCCTCAAATGTAATCAAGTCAAAAGGAGTGTTATATTTTGAAATATAGTTATGATAGTGATTTTTTTGAAAAAATTGATAGCGAGGCAAAAGCATATTGGTTAGGATTTCTTTACGCTGATGGTTATATTCATAGGAATTATAAAAATGGAAAAATCAAATCAATGTCTTTAGAATTATCACTAAAATCAGAGGATAGAGTCCATTTAGAAAATTTTTTGAGGGATATAAAAAGTAATGTTCCTATAAAAGATAAAGTTATTAAATTGAATGATAAAAAATATTTTGCTAACAGAGTGATTGTTTCTAATACTAAAATGTGTAGAGATTTGGTTAATTTGGGTTGTGTGCCTAATAAATCTTTAATATTGACATTTCCAAGTTATGATATAGTTCCCAAAGAATTTATGTGGGATTTTATTCGTGGGTATTTTGATGGAGACGGGAGTATATATTATAACAATAAAGAACATACTATTAAAGTTGAAATGGTGTTTGTTGGCACTCAAAATTTTTTAAAAGGTATTAATGATTTTTTACTATTAGAAGGTATTCCTTCTGTTTTTAAAATATATCAAAAAGGGAATGCTTTTGAGATGTATATATATGGATATGATAATATAATAATGATTTATGATAAGTTTTATCATACAGCAACTAGGTATTTAAAGCGTAAAAAAGATAAATTTGATGAAATGATAAATTTTGTACAACTAATTAAACATAATAAATCAGGTAAACGTGGTGTTTATTTTGACACATACAATAAAAAATGGGTTGCTACGTTTGTAGAAAACAGAAAGAGAAAAAGTAAATATTTTGAAAGTTTCGAAGAAGCCAAAGAGGCTGAGATGCTAACCCGACCTGAAGGCTATATGTAATAGTATAGCCAGGGGCAACGCATAGAGGGTGAACCTTTGGACTCTATATCCAAAGAATATAATCCCTCCACGAGGCGGGGACACCCTAACATGATAAGGGGCACCTTATCGATGAGGGTGAAAATTTATGCTGAACTTACGGGAAATGAACCGTAAGAGCTACAGGATAAAAAGCCTGTAGGGTAACAAAATTGAAGTCTTGGATAAGTGCTCTTTTTTTTGTAGCTACTGCTATTTTGTACCCTGGTATTAAGTTGGGTATAGCAAGTGGTAAAGGTCAGCAAGCAAGAAATGTAATTATCCAAAAGATAAAAGGTGAATTAGCCAAGAATGAAAATATCGCAAGAGAGATACAGTTTCCTATTAAGATTAGTCAGGATGACTGTGTGGTAAATTTTTGGAATGGTTCTGAAATTAGGGCTATTACCTTAGGTAATAATCAGTCTGGCGATAGTGCAAGAAGCTGGAGATTTAATTATATTTTAATAGATGAAGCAAGATTAGTTAAGGATAGTGTAATTGAGGAAATATTGATACCCATGACAAAAACAAGAAGATCTATACTTCTTGATTATGAAAAAGATCATCCAGATGTTAAACTTCCACCCGAAAAAGGTAAAGTTATTTTTATTTCGTCTGCTTATTTGAAAAGTTGTGATTTATACAAAAGATTTGTATATCACTACAAAATGATGAAAAGTGGTTCTGAGGATTATTTTGTTGCTTCATTGAGTTATAGGGCTGGTGTTGATGCAGGAATTTTTTATGAAGAAGATATACTTAAAGAAAAAGAAAAACCATCTATGACAACTGATAAATTTATGTATGAGTATGAAGGAGTTTTTGTTGGTTCAAGTAGTGAATCATATTATCCTTATGAGTTAACTGAAAAATGTAGGAAACTTGAAAAATGTGAGTTAGAACAACCTTCGAAATCATCATCTTCATATATAGTTGTTCATGATGTTGCACTTTCTAATGCAAAAGATAGTGATAATGCATGTACAACAGTTATTAAGTTAAAACCTCGTCCTAACGGTACTTATTTCAAAGAAGTGGTGTACATAAAAACACATAACGGGGTTACTTTACAAGAGCAGAGAGATTTTTTAAGAGAGTTTGTTCATATTAAATTCCCTAATACTGAAAAATTAGTAATAGATATGAGAGGCAACGGTGAAGGGTTACCTTATTTATTTTATGAGACGTGGGAATATGTAGATCCCAAAACAAAAAAAGTAATTGAGTTCCCTCCCCTTGTGTTAGATGATGATGAAGAAGGTAAAAAATTGAAAGGTGCTATTCCGTTGATAAGAGGAATAGCAGCTACTAATAGTTTTAATAATACTATGTATACTTATATGAAATCTTGTTTTGAAGATGGTTCCGTAAGATTGCTTATACCTTCTACAGAAGTTGATAGTCAGTTTAAAGAAAACAATCTTACTCCTGAAGAATATGCTGTGTTTATTGAAACTGACTTACTTATAGAAGAGTTGGCAAATATTACACAGACAATAAGTGGTTCTGGAAATATTATTTATGATAGATTGGTAAAGACAACGAAGAGAGATAGAGCTACAAGCTTGGGATATGGATTAGCATATGTGAACGAGTTGGAAGTAAATAACAAACATAATTTGTATCAAGATGATTACGAAAATATGTTAAAAGGTATGTTGGAGTATTTGATTGTTTAGCAGAAAGAAGGTGAAAAAGTGCCAAAAAGAAAAAATCAAAAAAATACCACTGCTACTACGAATGAAACATCGACCAACTATTTTTTAGAATTTGCACGTGATATTAATGCAAGTATAATGGCTTATTATATGAACCCTATTTTGCAGAATGAAATATTGAAAAATATTAATATGTACCCTCAAAAATTTGATAGGGGAAAAATTATTGAATTATTGCAAAACCCCAAAGCTAATGAGCGTACTTTAAAAGAATTAGCACAATTTATAGAGAATAATATTTTACAATTCAAAAGGTTGATTTATTATTTTGGAGGTTTATTATCATTTGATTGGTATGTTGAACCTATTATTAATAGTCCTGAGGATTTGAAAAATAGTGCTTTTTGGAAAGCTTATCGACGTGTTTTAGATTGGGTAGAAAAATTTAATATTAAACAAACTTTTCCAGAAGTTACACGTCAAATGATGCGTGAGGATGCTAAGTTTTATTATGTGAGGGAACTTGATGATAGGATTGTATTGCAAGAAATGCCGTCCAATTATTGTATGATAGACTACAAAAGCGAACATGGTTGGAAATACTCATTTAATATGACATATTTCCTACAACCAGGTGTTTTATTAGAAAATTTTGCGCCCGAGTTTAGCGTATATTATGAATCATTCATGAGCAATAAAGATAGAATTATTGATGATAAACAAGCTGGTGTACGAGCTGGGTATCATAATGGGAGATATTTTTATTGGCAACAGTTACCTCCAGATAAAGCATGGGTATTTAAATTTCATAATGAAATGGCTGGTATTGTCCCCCCATTGATACCGCTTTTTCTTGAGGCGCTTGATTTATTAGAATACCGTGAATTAGATAGAGTTGATGCAAAAGTAAGAACTTATAAAATTGTAAACAATAAAATTCCATTAAAAGAAGGAAAAAGTGTTAATTCTATCGATGCTTTTGCTATTACGGCAGATACAGCTAAGTATTTTAATGCGTATATGCAGGCAGGACTTCCAGAAGGTGTTAAAGCTATTACTACTCCATTTGAGCAGTCTGAAGCTATGGATTTTAATAAATCGCAGAGTAGTAAAACAATTTATGAGCAAGGCAATAGTAGATTTTGGGATAGTGCTGGTACTAATTTAGGTTTAGATAGAGCTACAGTGTCTTTAGTGAAAAACAATCAAGATGTTGATTATATGTTTGTAAAGCATATATATACTCAGTTTGAAGATTTTTTAAATTATCAAATTGAGAAAATTTCAGGTCAATTCAAATTTGTAATACATTTAGAGGGTACTGAATTTGATCGACAAGATAGAATTAATAATGCACTTAAAGCAGCACAATATGGTTTTCCAAAAATTTGGGTAGCTGCTGCTATGGGTAAGACTCAAAGAGAATTAATTAATCTTTCGTTGTTTGAAAATACTATTGGTATTGTTGATATGTTAGAACCATTGTCGTCTTCTTATCAAAAGTCGCCAAATGATAACAGCGGTAGACCTTCAAAATCACAATCAGAATTAAGTGATAAAGGTGAAGAAACCCGTGATGTTGGTAGTAATGAAAATGTGTAAAGGTGGTTAATATGCCAAAATACGTATATTGTTTTGATCCTGAAGTTGCGGCTTATTTAATTGATAAAAAGCTAATTTTATTAAATGAAAAAGTAATATCTGGTAAAAAGTGTTGGATATTTAAATATGATAAAAATATTGTATTGGATGTGCCATTCAATAAAGCAGCAATCGTAATAACAAACAAGATGTTCTTCTGAAAGTGAGGTGTTTTATGTGCCAAATCGTTATTTAAATTTACCAATAAAATATTTTGTAGATGATACTTTTGAGGATGATAGATTTTTAAAATTAAAGTTATATGTAATGCATGATGGCATAAATCTTAATAAATCAAAGTTTGATATGGATGCAATAGAAAAAGCAAAGGATACTATAGCTAATATTCCTATTCTTGCATATATCAAGTATGATGAAGATGGTAATAAAGATTTTACGGAACATGAAATTGTAATCGATGAAAATGGAATTAAATACTTAGAGCAACCTGTAGGTATTGTCCCTGAAGATAATAATTATCACTATGAAAAAATTGATGGTAGAACTTATGTTGTTGTTGATGGGTATGTGTGGAAGGTTTATGCACAAGATGCTGTAGATATATTAATAAAAAATAAAGGCGCTAAAATTTCTATGGAAATTCTTGTGCATAAATCTAAGTATAATAAAGAAACAGGTGTTGAGAATATTTTAGAGTATTCTTATACTGGCATTACTTTATTGGGGCAGAATGTAGAAAGTGGTATGATTAATGCTCGTGCTGAAGTATTTAGCCAAAGGGTTGCTAAGATGCTTCAGGAATTTAAGAAGTTTTTTAGGAAGGAGGACAAATCGATGGATTTCATTGAGAAGGATGAATGGGGTACTGGTGACCCTATAGAAATTGACTTATCAAAAGAAGCAGCAGATTATGACACTCCTTGGGGTGATGTTGACAAAACAAAATTACGTAATGATATTTTGAAAGCAAAAAATTACAAAGAGTTAGTAAAAGCTGCTTATTTGGTAGTTCTTGATGGGTGGGAAGATGCTCCATCAGAGAATCTTAAATATCCTGTTTGCATGATAAAAGGTGGTAAATTGGTTTTATCTGCAAATGGATGTCAAGAAATATTATGAGACTCTTGGGCTTGATACTTCTAATTTTACTATGGATGATATAAGTGATATTTCTGATGATAATGATGATGAACAAAAAAATGAAGATAAAGTGGTAGATATTCAAGTTGATTTTTCACTCACACAAGAACAATTAGAAGAAGAATTAAAAAGACAATTGGAAAACATAAAATATTTAGATGAAATTTGGAAAGAAGAATTCCCACGCTACTATTTAGTAGATTATGATGATAAGTTTGTATATGCTTGGGATTGTGTGAATGAATTTTATGTAAAGATACCTTATACAATGCAAGGTGACAATCCTGTACTTGATTTTGAAAATATAACAAGAGTTAAATTTGTTCCAGTTGATTGGGAAGATGGGAGTAAAGATATTATTAGTGAATTCACAAGACAAAATAATAAGAATTTTACACAAAAAATAAAAGCAATATCTGATCAAAATAAAGAATTACATGAAAAATATTCAAAATTGGAAGAAGAATTGAAAGATAAAAATGTTCAATTAGATGAATTATTAGCCTTCAAAAAAGAGGTTGAAAAGAAAGAATATAAGGCTAAAGTAGACTCATTATTAAGTTCTCTTGATGATATATTATCAAATGATGAAATACAATTATTTATTGCTAAAGCTGATAATTATGATAAATTTGAGGAATTTGAAAAAGATGTGAAAGCTTTTGTTGGTGAAAAAATGATTACATACCACAAAAATGGTTTGTCGTTTATTAAAATGAATCCAAATAATGATGATGATAATGTTCATAACGAGTCTCCCAATATATGGGAAAGGCTCGAAAAAAATATAAACTAAAATAATAATTATAAGGAGGAGTATTTCTAGTTGGTCGAATCACCAGTTTTGGTAGAGGTTAATGGATTTAGACTTGATATTGATGATCCTACATTATTTTACAATCCTGCTAACAGACCTGCAAGAGCAAGGAAATTGAAAGTTGGAGATAGGTTTACTATTACTGCTAATGGATTTAGTGCTGCGCCAACTGTTGGACAGTATGCTCTTCCAGCGAATGGTTCATATTTACTTGCTCCAGCAGCTAGTATAACTGATTCAAGTACTGGTGCTCCACTTTCTGTAGTTGCTTTTAAGGTTGTAGCACAAACCACAATTTCCGTTGCTGGTAATAAAATAACTGCTTATGAACTTGAAGTTGTTCATGCTCTCTAATTAAAATAATAATTATTAGAAGGAGGAATATTTTATGGGAAATATGAATGTTATACCTACCAAGAGATTTATGTCCTTCTCTGCTGATGGACAAGACATAGTAAGAGCTGGTGTTGAATTATATAAACATTATTTATACTTAAATGGAAAACAACAATATGCTGAAAGTGCTACTGGAAAAACATACGAAGAAAAACAAGAAGTTTTCACCAAAAATTTAATCAAAGAATCTTTTAAAATGGCTGGTGTTAATACTACTGGGGTATCTGATACTGTTTTATTAAGAAATCCTAACGTAAAATGGGCTTTATTTGCTTTAGTTGGCGAAATGTTGGATGTGATTATACCAGAAACTGTATTGGATGACTTCTATAAATTTGCAGAAGTAAAAAACGGCAACTGGGGCGATAGCTTTGTATTTACGATTCCAAATCCTGATTTGTTTGTGGTATCAAAAATTGCTCCCGGTATAAGAAAAGCTGAGCCACAAAGAATTTATAATGGAATATTAACGTTAATTCCTCAACAGCGTGCAATTACTATTCAAGAAGACTTCTATAGAGTATTGGCTGGAAAAGTTAATTGGGGTGATTGGGTAGCAAGAGTTGCAAGATCATTCGAAACACAAATTACAACTGATATATACAACGCAATATTGAATTCTTATGATAATCTCCCAACTCAATTGAAAGTTACTGGATTTACTGCTCAATCTTTCATACAATTAGTACAAAGAGTAGAAGCATTAAATGCTGGTGCTAAAGCAGCTGCATTTGGTACAAAACTTGCTTTATCACAAATACTTCCAGCAGATCAATATTTAAGATTCGCTCTCGGAGAAGAATACAATAAATATGGTTATCTTACAAACTTCCAAGGCGTAGATTTGTTCGAGATACCACAAAGAATTATTGCTGGAACTTATGATTTTGCTATAGATAACAATACGATTTATGTTGTTTCTATGGGTAGCGACAAGATTGCTAAGATAGCATTTGAAGGTGAGGCTATTATAAATGAATCTACAAATAGCCAAAATGCCGATATGACAGTAGATTACACATTTATTAAATCTTATGATGTGGGTGTAGTAACATCTGCAAGATATGGTATTATGAAATTAGCTTAATTTTATAGGGTAGGGTTCTCCCCTACCCTTCTATAAATTTAAGGAGGGGTTTTATGCCGAGAAAAAAGAATGAAGTTGATATTGAAACAATGGAAGGAATTGATTATGTAAAAGAAAATAAAAAATTAAAAGAAGAAATAGAACAACTTAAAAAAATAATAGAAGAATTACGTAACGAAAAGAAAAATACTGTTGATATAACTGAATCTACTGTTAGTGAAATACCTTTAAATAAGTTAATAAAAGTAGTTAGCTTATTTCATGGCATTTTAAACTTAATAACTAATTCTGGTAAGGTAATTACTTTTAATCATTTTGGTGCAATTAAACCTATTACTTTTGGGGATTTGATGGAGATTTGTGATAGACAGAAAAGACTTGCTGAAGAAGGATATTTTATGATTTTAGATAAAGATGCCGTAGAAGCACTTTATTTAACTGAAGCTTACAAGAAAATAGTAGGCAAGGAAGTTATTGAGAATATAATAACTTTACCAGAAGAAGAAATTAAAGAGATATTAGAAAATACGACTGATGCTATTAAGGAATCTATTATTGATACCATCATAAAGGGTATTAATGCTGGTGATATAAGATATTTAGACAAAAACAAAATCTATTTTATTGGGCAGATATTAGGCAAGGATTTATTTAAGATGGCTGAGGACGTTAAGGCATATAACGTCCAATAGGGGGTGTAAATTTTGGCTACACCTTATTCAAATATTTATAAACGTTTTTTAGCAAAAATTGATGATATGACATTAGCAAATATGACTCAAGCTGATGCGGAGGCAAGAATGTATGATTATTTATTAGCTGCTATTCCAAATTTTTATGTGTGCAAAACTAATTTGAATGATAGAGATGAAGCCTTACAGCAATTTAATCAAACGTTGTCTGATATTGAGGAAGATATACTTGCCACTTTAATGGTAATTGAATGGTTATCCCCCTATATTAACTCTTTAATGATTGTGAGACAAAAAATGACTGGTGATTTCAAATTAACTTCTCAAGCACAGCATTTACATGAATTGCAAATGCTTAGAGAAGCTACTAAGCGTGACGTAGAGGATAAAATTGCAAGATATACCTATAAGTATGGTGATTTTGCATGACGTATTTTGATGATTATAAAAAACGTGTATTAAGTAGTGGAACTACATATGGTGAAAGAATTAGAAATGATTATCAAATGTTGTTAGATTTATTGTTTGAGGATTCTCCAAATCTTATTGTTGTTAAACATAATGGGACAGAAAAAAAAGTTAGATTAAAAGATTATCAATTACGACGCGCAAACACAGTATTTGCTTCTATAATAGGTAATAACTATAAAGAAATTTATTTTAGAGATTTAAGTGATACACCTAAATTGGGCGATATTTTTGAATATGATAATTACCAATGGTTGTGTGTTGACACACAACATTCCCCTACTTCTAATTCTTGTGTTATTAGAAAGTGTACTAATACATTGAAGTTTGGGGATTACAATTTACCGTGTTTTCTAGAAAGTTATAGAAACACGTTGGATTATGAAGAGATAATTATTCCTACGGATAAGATTTTATGTGTTACTCAATATAACGATATTTCAAAACAAATAGTCAAATTAATGCCAATACGTTTTGTCCTTAATAATACTGTTTGGAAAGTTATTGGTTCTGATGATGGTTTATCGAAGAGTATTGATGGGTATGGATTATTGTTTTTAACACTTACTTTTGATCAGGTTAATCCTAAAGATGATCTTGTTAATGGAATTGCTTATAACGATAAAACTTTAGAAACATCGCCTTACGTAATTAATGGTTCAACTACAATTATATTAGGGCAAGACCAATCTTATTATATAATTGATAAAAATGGTAAGGTAGTCACAGATCAAGTGTTTACTTGGAGTTTGAGCAATACTAATGCACAAATAATTAGTTATACTGATTACTCATGTGTAGTACGGGGTGTGTCTGAAGGAGAATTTGTATTAACAGCAACTTCAGACATAACAGTATTAACTAAAACAATTACAATTCAGAGTTCTTTGTGGTAGGTGTTTATATTGAGTACATTTGTTAGTTTGAAGTTTAAATTCATCGAAGAAAATTTGAGCAAAATGTTAATGTTGCTTATTAATAATCGAAATTTAAAAAGATATATTGTATATCTTGACAAATATCCATTAGACCCTTCACTACCTGACGTAAATGATAATTTAATCAATAAAAACATAATTTTATCGCCTTTTAGTGATGAGATTTTAGATGACATGCAAGTAAAAATATTTTTTAATCCTTATGAAGGCAATTTGCAAAATACTGGGATTGGATATGATGTTTATGTGTTAGATATAGTTGTGCCGATTAAGTACTGGTTAATTAGTGGTAAAGGAGAAATAAGGGTATTTAGGATTGCTAGAGAGATTGCTAATGTGCTTGATAACCAATATATTGCAGGTAATAATAGGGTAAATATTGCGAAGTATAGATTATTCAAAGTAAATAATTCTTATGCGGGGTTAGCTTTGTGGATTAATGTAAGTAATGCTACTGTCAAGGGTGATTAGTTATGATTATTAACGAAGAAGCAATTCCAGACATTAGAGAATTGTATATTTTGGGATTACCTATAAAAACAAAAATTGGCAATATTCATTTTGCAAAAGTAAAAGATTATTATACTGTTTTAACATTTTTACCTTATATTTTTTTAACTAAAGAAGATATTTTTGATATGTTTAAAGATAAAGAAATGGCTAAAGAACAACTAAAAGATGTTTCTTTGCTTTATATTATAAAAAATATCCCAGATTTGTATTTAATATACAAGAAAATTTTCTATTTTTTCTTCAAAGAAGATGTGTTTGATTTAGTAGAAACTGATGATGAATTGAATTATTATTTAAATTTAATGAAAACTATGAATTGTTTGCATTATGAGAAGCCAAGCAAAGACCCAGAAATTGCTAAATTTGATATGTATGATAGAATTTACAAAGAAAAAAGGGGATTAATTGTTACATTTGAGGCAATGGTTACAAGTGTTGAACTTATCTCACACCAAAATGCTTTAGATATGACTATCTATAAACTTAATGCTTTATTTAATAGGATTATGGCTTTCGAGAATTATCGTACATCTGTGTTGTTTGCTACTGTAGCTCCAGATGTACAAATTGAAAATTGGTTTAAACATATTGATGTAAATTATAATAATAAAAATAATAAAACATTTTTAAAAGATTATATAAAAGAAATGGAAAAAATTTTTAATAATTAATAATTTAAGGAGGTAGTATATATGAATAACTTGACTTTGAGAGATACAGCTGAGGTGTATTTAAAGGATTTATCAGATCCAACAAGAGTGTATTTTTTAGGTTTGACTAACAAGGTAGATATTTCGCAATCAGTAGAACAAGAAATTCTTCGTGGCGGTATAGGTAATGGCATTATTGGTATGATACAATACAATAAGCAAATAGAGTTTACAGTAACGACACTACTCCATGCTGATGATATTGTTGCGATTCAAAGTGGAGCAAAACAAGTCAGTGGCGAGTATACTGTACAAGCCAATGAAAAACATCAATTGGTTAATGGTCAATTCACATTGACTGGTACTCCATTGAATGATAGTGTTATAGTGTTAGATCCTCAAGGGAAACAAGTTACAGCTACTTATGATGCTACTACAAAAACTGTGACTGTTACTGGTGGAGTTGAAGGTGCTTATTATATTGCTTTGTATTCGACCTCCGTAACTGGTGAAGCAATACCACTTGATGCTTCTATGTTCCCGAGAAATTATTATGTAGAATTGCATACTATTGCTGTTGATGCTGAAACAAATGCTCCAGCAGCCGATATATATTGGGTTTTTGAAAAGGCTGTTCCTGATGGTGCATTGGCTGTGTCACATGAAGCAGGTCAAAATAATGGAGATACAATCAAATTTACAGCTATGACACCTATTAATTCTACAAGTATAGGGCGATATATAGTAGTTCCAAGATCATAATTTTTAGGGTAGGGATTCTCCCCTACCCTTTTCCTTTTTTAATAAGGGTGGTGTTTTGTATGGCTAATTTGCGGACTCAATTAGAATTAATTCAACAGAAAATTCAGTCTAAAATTGCTGATGCCATGAAAAATGAAGTGGCTGATGTGGTTAGAAAAATAGAACAAGAAGAAATTGAAAAGGAAGTTTTTGAAAAATACTCCCCTAAAAAGTATCTTAGGCGTAGTGTTGGGGGATTAGATGATCCTAATAATATGATAGCTAATACTCAATTACGAGCAGATGGTTCAGTTCTTTTGACGGTAGAAAATGTTACAATGAGTAACCCTGATTATTTACCAGACGGTAAAGAGCCTTTTAAAATTGCGGGTGTAATAGAATATGGACATGGTTGGAATGGATATGGTTACGATTATCCCCGTGAGGGAGCAGCTTATATGGAAGCAAGACCTTTTATTAGGAGCACTGCTGAACGATTAAAGAACAACCCTGAAATTATTGAAGCTTTTAAAAAGGGGTTGCGTCGTAGGGGATTGAATGTGAAATAGAAAATAACCGTAAGGTTGACATAGATATTTTTGAAAGAAAAGAGGTGTAAAAATGACAAAAAGAAGCAAACGAATAGAATTATATGATGGAGAAAAACTCAAAAAAGTTAATCCAGAAAATATGAAGCTATATAAAAAATATGAAATGGATATGACTATTCGTGAACTCTCCCCCGCCACTATTTATAATTACAAAACTGATTTGTTTTCATGGTTTATATACATTTATGAGAATCAAGGCAATCAATCTGTACTTGATTTAACTGAAGATGATATAACAGAATTTATATATTATTGTAAACAACAAGGCAATAATACACGTAGATTAAAGCGTAGAATTTCATCTCTCTCGGCATTTTATAAATTTTTAAGAAGAAAAAGATTGATTAAAGAAAACCCAATGGAATTTATCGAAAGACCTCGTAAGGATATAGATATAGTTGTGCAGACATTTTTAACAAAAGAACAAGTAAAATTAATGAAACAAAAGCTTAAAGAATACGGGAATTTGCAGTTAGAAACTTATGCACTATTGAGTTTATCTACAATGGCTCGTGTAAATGCCATATCAAATATTAAATGGGAGCAAATAGATTTTGAGAATATGACTATAGATAATGTGTTAGAAAAAGAAGGAAAATTAGTTACATTATATTTTGATGAAGAAGTAAGAGACTTATTATTAAAACTCAAAGAAAGTCGTGAAGCTTTAGGGATTGATAGCGAGTATGTGTTTTTAGTTAAAAATGGTGGCAAATATACAAAAGCAACTGTAAGCACATTATATAGTTGGGCTAAAAAGATTGGTGAAATGATTGGGGTTCCTACTCTGCATCCTCATGATTTTAGACATTCTGGTAGCCAATTGCTTAAATTGGCTGGTATGCCTATCGAGATGATTTCCGAATTATTAAATCACAAAGGTTTAGATGTTACTAAAAAACATTATTTAAGACAAGACAAACAGCAAATTCAGCGTGAAAAAAGTAAATACAAAATCTTGTAGGAGGTAAAATTATGGGAAAAAAGTTAACCTATAACGAAATTAAAAAAGTTGACGGTAAAAATTATACCCAAAAAAAGATTGAAGTAAATGGGTACGAAATATTAATAGATGAAAAATTCAGACCAACAAAAATACATAGGATGATATTGGAATTTTTAGAAAAGATGGAGTATGCACGTGAAAATAATATAAATTTAAACTTAGTTGATTACTATCCCCTTCTTTTAATAAAGTATTTTACTAATATTCCTATTCCTGATGAATTAGAAAAACAAATTGTAGTGTATGAATATCTTATTGATAATGGCTTTTTTGAAGAAATAATAAAGAGCTTTTCCAAAGAAGAAATAAAGAAAACGGTGGAGCATGTACGTAATTTTGCAGATAATTATAAACAATTAGTAAATAATTCTGATTTTTTACAACAAACCGCCGAGAACGTTCTCCATTAAAATTGAGAGACAAAAAGAGAGTAACCCCGAATCCGAGATTGGATAGGGGTAGAGGGTTTGGCAGCCCTAGGCGAATAAGGGTAGCATAGACTATCAATCTTCGCTTAAAGAACCTCTCCACTAAAGTGGAGAGAGTGTGTCAGAGGGGTTGTTGGTGTAGAAAGCGAGAGGTTGTTGCCTTGAGTGAAAGGTGGTGAATGCAAATGGAAGATTTAATTTTAAAAATATTGGGCAGTTTAGATATAGAAAAAACAGCACGTAATATTAATACACAATTATCGACGCTTTCTAACAAATTAGATAGTTTGAAACTAAATTTCGGTTTTGATAAAGAAATTTTAGATGTATTTAGGAACTTTGCTAAATCGATGGAAAATGTTAAAGCAATGATTGAAGAATTAAACAAAGTTACTAAAACTGAAATTGAAATTAGAAAACAACAAGATGGTACTATTCAAACAATACAAAAAGATTATTTAAAAAGTGGAGAAATTATCGAAAGAACTACTACTCAAATTGACAAACAAACTGAATCGATAAATAAAAACATTGAAGCATTAATTAGACAAGGGCAAGCTTTGGATAATGTAATGAAAATTAAGGAAAAATACAAAGTTGATAGTGGTGGAGCTACTTTAGAATCTTTAACCAAAACCATTGACACAGAACTTGGTAAATTAACTGTTACTGCTACACCGACAGGTAATATTAGTACGGTAATAACCGAAGTAGACTACCAGAAACAAATAGATTTTATACGTAAACTTCAACAAGAACTTGAACAATTACATAATCGATCAGTTGATCTATTTGATAATATTAAAAATCCCGAAGCACAAGCATTTTTAGTTGATATGCAACATGAATACAAAAAAATTACCGATGAATTATCGCAATTTTATGAAAAAAAACAAATATTAACTGAAGAAGATAAACAACGTCTTTCTAATTATGTGAAATATTACAAAGAACAATTTAATGAGATTATTAAACTAGAAAAACAATTAGAGACCGAAGAGGAGAAACGTATTGCTTGGCAAGAAAAACAAGTTGCTTCTTTAGAAAACCAAATGTCAAAGTTTAGTTCTACTGTATTAGCTGCTCCTATCGATAAAACTTCAACTGAGTATCAAAGAATAGTTGGTGTGATTAACGAAATCAATCAACAAATTAATTTATATAGAAATAATGAAAATATATTAACAAATGAAGTGTTGAAAAATATTCAAAATAGAATTGCAACGCTTAAACAAGAATATGAGCAATTAGTCCGAACTGAAAAAGAACGGGCTCGTATTATGTCTTTAGGTACAAAGACAGATATTAAATTTACTGGTCTTGATGATGAGTCAATAAAAAGATATGCGCAAGCAATATATGGTGCAGGTGTTGAAATACGTAATCTTTCAAAAATTACAGAAGATGGAGATTCTCGTGTTAGGACTTTTATCGCTCGTATAAAGGAAGCTAATGGAACATTCAGAGAGGTAAAAGTTGCTGTTGATGAAGCTACTAGGTCTGTATATACAGGTATAGAACAAATAGGTAATCTTGCTGGTAAAGATGTAGGTTTAATAGGTGCTTTAAAAATTGCTTTTGAAAAGTTTCCTGTTTGGCTTGTAGCTTCTACAACAATAATGGAAAGTGTACATGCAATGCAAAATGGTATTAAGGCAGTTAACGAGCTAAATAAAGCACAAACAAATATGCGAATGATAACTGGGGCGACAACAGAACAAATACGTGAATGGACACATTCCTTGAGTGATTTGGCTACGCAATTACATGATACAACACTTAATGTATTGCAAGGTTCGGAAGAATTTTTGAGAGCAGGTCACAATATCGAAGAAACAAGAAAATTACTTGAAGCAAGCACAATTATGAGTAAAATAGCTGCCCAATCTCAGGAAGATTCTGTAAAGCAATTAATTGCTATACAGAACGCCTATAATATGAATAGCGAAGAAATGATAAGAGTTGTAGATAAAATGGTAGCAGTAGATAATAGCGCAGCTACTTCAACAAAAGAATTAGGTGAAGCGGTGAGGCGTACTGCTTCGAGTGCTCAAATGGCTGGAGTATCTTTTGATGAATTAGTCTCTTATATCGCTACTGTGTCTTCTGTGACCCGAAAAAGTGCTGAAACTATTGGTGAATCTTTCAAAACTATTTTTGCTCGTATGCAAGCGTTAAAAGAAGGACAAAATTTTGATCCATTAGGAGAATCTATATCTAATGTAGAGTCAGCCTTAAATAAAGTTGGGATTGCTTTAAGAGAAACACCGACACAATTCCGTAATATGAGTGAAGTTTTGGATGAATTAGCCCAGAAATGGAATACATTGAATGACTTGCAAAAATCAGAAATAGCAGCAGCTATAGCTGGTACAAGACAGCGTGAAAATTTCTTAACATTAATGAATCATTATAATGAGGCACTGAGGCTACAAACTGTAATGGCTGATTCAGCAGGGTATGCTATGAGTAGATATGAAATGTATGCTCAATCAACTGAAGCTCGTCTCAATGATTTAGTTAATGCGGGACAGCGCTTATGGATGACTGTTTTTAATAGTGATGATATAAATTCTGCTATTGCTCTTATGACATCTTTAGTTAATATTTTAAGCGAAACAGTTGAAGTATTTGGGGCATTACCAACAGCATTAACAATAACTACTTTGGCATTTTCAATTTTTAATTCAAAATTAAGAGAAACTCTTGGTATAAGTATTATTAATTTTTTGAAAAATTTAATTAATTCTATTAGAGGAGTTGAAACTGCTGTTAAATCAGCAACAGTTGCTGTAGAAACTGCAAAAACTGCTACTAAAGGAATTACATTGGCTTCATTTCTTGCAGGTGGTGCCCAAGTTGCTGCAATAACCGCTTTTGCGTTTGCTATAGGAGAAGCAATACAATTTATAGTAAATAAATATAAAGAAGCAAGAGAAGAACAAGCTAAGTTTGAACAGCAAAATAAAGAAATCGTTCAAGCATATTCGCAACATTATGATGAAATAAATAAGTTGGTTGCTCGATATGAATATTTACTTAATTTACAAAAAGAAGGAAAATTAACAAACGAACAACAACAAGAATTACTTAACATCCAAAATAGATTAAATGAGTTAATGCCTATCCTAACAGAAGAAGTTGATGAACAAGGGCAAGCACATTTAAGAAATATAGAGGACATTAAGAAAGAATTAGAGTATGCAGAAAAACTAAAGAAAGTGTACGACGAAATAGAAGTTAAGGGTTTTAAACAAGCAACAGAAAATAGATTTAAAGATATAGGAGTTATTGAAAGGCAAATACAGAATATTCGTAATGAATTATCAAGAGGTTATAGGGTTTTAACAGGAAACATAACTGTTCCACTTTCTGATGAAGATACACTAAGATTGGAACGTGAATTAATTGAGTTAGAACGGCAAAAGGAAGAAAGATTAAGGGAAAACGTTGATGCTTTGCAAAGTGTTGCTGAAAAACAAATTGCACTTAAAGGTATAGAGGGTGAATTAGCGCAGACAACCAAGGAATATATTTCTAATTTAATTGAACAAGAAAAAAATACTTTAACTAATGCTGATGCTGTAGATAAAGCTAAAACAAAAATATTTGATTATATTGATGCTATAACACAAGCTAAAGATGTTTTAGTGAAGCTTCCTGAGATTAAAGGTTCAAATTTACCAGAAGATAAAAAAATGCGAGAATATGGCATAGCGGTTGAGGGAGCTAGGCAAATATTAAGTAGATTTATATCAGACCAAAATGTAGTAAATCAAATTATCGAGTGGTTTGCTAACAATGTTGATAATGCTTCTGATTCTGTTGTTGGTTTAGACATAAATATCGAAGAATTGTTAGGTAGTATGCGCGCCACACAAAATGATATACAGGAATTAACTGATTTAATATATAAATTATCTCATGGGTATGAATTAACTGTGCAAGAAGTCAATCAATTATTAGAAAATCATCCAAAGTTGATTAATACAATAACAATAGAGAATGGGCAAATTAAAATTAATATAGATGCACTTGAAAATTTGCGTGAAGCCAGAATTGCAGAGTTTAATACCGCCTTAGAGACACAAGAAGCTAAAGTAGAAGCTCAGAAGCAAGCTTTAGTACAATCGCTTCCTTTATATGAGAAAGAGATTATGGCTATTCAAAATGTTGCAGATGCTAATCGAGTAATAAATAAAATTATTGTGGATGCAGCTATGAAAAGTAATAGTATGTATCTTGGTACTGGTGGTATATATGATTATTTAGATGATACGATTGGCGCTATAGGACGTGCTTTAGAAAATATAAGAAATATACGAAAATGGGCTAATGCAACCTTTCGAGCTGTAATACCAAGTGCAGTAAAGAGTGCGCAAAATGCTGCAAAAAGTGTACAAAATGTTGACCCTTACATTATTGATGAGTTTTCTCATAAGCTTACAGAATTGGATTTACGGATTAAACAATCTGAAGCAAGGATGAAAAGTTATGATAAAACTTCACAAGAGTATACAAATGAAATTAATGTACAAAACATTTTATTAGGTAAAAAAAGAATTTTAATTAGAGATGAAATTAATAGGTTAACTTTAGCTAATGAAACCTTATTAAAGCAAATTGAAGCGTTAAAACAACATAATAAATTAACAAATGAGCAACAAAAACAATTAAATGATTTACTAAGAACTTATGATGATAATACCAAATCTATAGAACAATTAAAAAATCAATTAATTAGTTTAAATAGCACCATACAAGATAATGTTAATGAGGTTTATCAGAATTGGCTTGATAAAGCTCAGGAGGTTGCCGACCAAGTAGTAGATGCATATAAAGCAGCATTAGAAAAAGAAAAAGAATTAGCGCTTCAAGCAAAGGATGAAGAATTAGAAGCCGAAGAGGAAAGACATCAAGCTGTAATAAATTCTTTAGACGAGGAGTTAGAAAAATACGAACAAGTCATCAATGCTAAACTACAGTTGCTAGATATGCAATCAGACGAAAGGGATTTTTATAATAGATTAAATGAGTTAGAACAACAGCGTGCCGAAGTTCAACAACAAATTAATATTTTGGCATTGGATGATTCTATTGAAGCACAGGCAAGATTAGCAGAGTTAAAAGAAGAATATGCCGATATAGAAAAACAGATTGATGATCTAAAATATAAACACCAAACAGATTTAAGGAAACAAAATTTGAAAAACGAGTTAGAATCTTATAGGCAACAAATAGAAGCAAGAAAACGAACTGAAGACAATCTTTATCAAATGAACAAAGAAAGAATAGAAAAAGAGAAATTATTAATAGAAGCACACTATAATACTTTATTAGCTAATACTCAAGAATTTGAAAATATGAGACAACAAATTATTGAAGGTAAAGGTAATGAAATATTACAAACTTTAATTGGATATATTAACACCTTTGACAGTAGAATGCAAGAAAGTATCAAACAAAATGGCGAAGATTTGTTGGGTTTGTTAGGACTCATTCAACAACTTCAAGCTGCTCAGACAGGACTTTCTAATTTAGGAACTCCTCCGTCTTCTTCTGGAGGATTTATAAGTGGTGGATCTAATGAATTAAATAATACTCAATCGCAGTATCCTATAGCAACTATAACCAATTATAGATATGATAAAGCGGGTAATGCTGTAGCTCCTGCTCGTACTTTGGCGAGTATTTTCGGAGTAACTGTTGGATGGGACGATCAAAGTGGCATGGTAATTCTTGGTGGTAAACCATTTATACCATCGTTTATTGAAAATGGGACAGCTTATTTGCCAATCCGAACAGTAGCTGCTGCTTTTGGGCATCAGGTTAAATACGACAATACGACTAAAAAAATTAGTGTATTTGATACTGGTGGATATACAGGAAGTTTTAGTGGTGGCAAATTAGCTATATTACATGAAAAAGAATTAGTCTTAAATAAAGAAGATACATTTAATATTTTAAAAGTTGTTGAAATGACACGGGATATGGTTAAATCTTTAAGAGTATTAAAAATACCAACTCCAGTATTAGCTGGGGCTAGTGGTAACAATATTAATGTTAATATGTATATTGGTAAAGTTGAAGGAAATGAAAATGGAGCTCGTGTCTTATTGGATGACTTTATCAATGGTTTAAAGAAGAGAGGTATTAATATTTGATACCTCTCTTCTTTTTTTAAAAAGGAGTGAGAGCTTTTGATTAAATCAAGTGTTGCTTTTTCTTATGCTGGGAAAAGATCGGTAGATTTTGGTATTTATAATATTACTATTCAATCAGGATTGTATGAAGAACCATTTTTAGCTAGTAGAGATATTAGAGAAGTTGAAACAAGATGGAGTATGAAACCATATTTTCAAAATATTTCTTTAAAACCATTGGTATTTGATTTAAGTTTTGCTATTTTGGATTATTGGGATGACAAAAAAATACGTGAAATAGCAAGATGGTTAGCTCAAGATAATTATCAACCATTATTTTTTGAAGAAGATATTGATAGGATTTTTTATTGTGTACCTATTGATGATATAAATATTATCCATAATGGTTTAAAACAAGGATATATAACTTTAACATTTAGATGTGATGCTCCTTGGAGTTATACGAGACAATATGTTACTCCTGAATATGATTTTAGTGATAATCCTAATGGTGTTTTATTGTCGTTTGCTAACGAAGGTGATTTATATTTATATCCTGAGATGTGGATTACTAAAGTTGGCAATGGTGATGTGAGTATTATTAATCAAACGAATGGTGGTGTAGAATTCAAGTTTACAGGATTAGTTGATGGTGAAATAGTTTATGTAGATAATGAAAACCAATATATTGCAACATCATTAACTGATACTTATAGGTACGATAATTTTAACAATAATTATCTCGAGTTGGTAGTTGGAGTAAATAATTTATGGGTAACTGGTAATTGTAAATTGCAATTTAGATACAGATTTAAAAGACTGCAATAAGGAGGCAGTATAATGCTTGGTGATATAGATTTAACTAAGAAACCCCAACGACCTCAGTTATTTTTAGCAAAACCTGATAGAACAATAATTGCTAAATTAAATGAGGCGTATAATATTAAATTGAATTTAAAATTGGGAAATATTAATGAATTATCTTTTGAATTACCTATTCAAGTTGATATACATGGAGAACTTAAAGTTAATCCACATATTGATTTAATTAAAGGCAGATATTTAATTAAGTTAGTAAATGGTAATTATAGCGAATGGTATTTAATAACAAAAATAGTTGATTCGGCTAATGAAGATAGGGACGCAAAGATAGTCCAGTGTTTTAGTTTGGCTTATGAGTTAAAAGATAAGAATATACGTGCTTATAATGTTACAAGTTATAATGCTACACAAGTGTTGACTGATGCTTTATCTAATACAATATGGACAATTGGTTATATTGATGCTGATTTTGATTTAAAATATCGTTCATTTGATGTTTCTAATACAACAGTACTTGATTTTGTTTTTCAGATTGCAGAAACATTCGGGGCATTGATAATGTGGGATACAAACAATAGAACGATTAATTTTTATAAACCTGAAAATATAGGTATTAATAGAGGTTTGACAATTTCTTATAAAAAGTATTTAAAAGCGGTTGATAAAGAAGATGATTTTGATACAGTGGTAACACGATTAAAGGTTTTTGGGAGAGATGGGTTGAGTATACAAAGAGTTAACCCTACAGGCACAAATTATATCGAAGATTTTTCTTATTTTATGTACCCTTTTCAAAGAGATGAAAACAAAAATGTATTACGGCATAGTGATTATATGAGTGATAGTTTATGTAATGCTATATTAGATTACCAAGAATTAGTCGAATCAAAAAAAGGTGTGTTTAATGATTTATTAAATCAATTAAGTGTTGCCCAGGAGCAATTAACTAATGACCAAAATGAATACTATACTATTGAAACACAATTAAATATGGTTTTAGACGAATTAGATATAGCGCAAACTACAGGACAGCCGACAGATGATTTGATTCAACAAAGAGACGATTTGACAAATCAATTAAATGCTATACAAGATAAGATTAACACAGATTTAGCGAATATTCAAAATATTCAAAACCAAATAGATGATTTACGGAATATACTTAAACTTGAAAATAATTTTACTCCAGAACAAATTAAAGAGTTAAATCAATTTGTGATTGAAGAAGTATGGGAAGATGAGAATTATATTGACGACGAACAATTATATAATGACGCTATTAAGGTTTTTGAAAAATTGAAAATACCTCGATTGACTGTTAATGTTGATATAGTTAATTTTCTTGAGATAATAGAAGAACAACGGAATTGGGATAAATTAGTGTTAGGTGATGTTGTTACTATTAATTATGAAAGATTAAATATAAAAGTACAAGCGAAAATAATTGAAATAGATTTTGATTATGAAAATGGCGATATTAAACTAACGATTGCTAATACAACAGAAGTTAATAGTGATTTAGATAAATATTTAAAAATGCTTTATCAATCAGTGTCTACTTCTGCAACTGTTGATATGAATAAATATAAATGGAATAATACAGTAGCAACTGTAGATGATGTAACTACAATATTAAATAATGTGTGGGATACTGCTAAAAGAGCAATTGAAGGCGGTGTTAATAATAGTGTAACGATAGATAGGCGTGGTATTACAATAAAAGATCCCACTGACCCAAATAGATTTATTAGAATGACAAATGGTGTAATAGGATTTACAAATGATGGAGGCAATACATTTAAAACTGTATTAGATGCAAGTGGTGTTTATGCTGAAAGATTGATTGGGAAAATATTACTGGGCAATAATTTGATTATATCGGACGATACAGGTACATTTAATATAAGTGGAAATTTGTTAACTGTTAAAGATAATAATGGTTTGGCGAGGGTACAATTAGGAGAGTATGATACGGTTAATTTGAAATATGGGCTTAAAATTGTAAACAAAACAGGCACAGCAACAATATTAGATGAAGATGGCATGTTACAGACGTGGCAAGAAGGTAGAACTGATAATGTGGATGCGAATAATCCGCTTGTATTAAATGTGTATATCCCCCCTGAAACGATAAGTATAAGAAAGGCAATATTAAGGTTTAGATTGCAAGCGTTTAGAGCTTATGAAAAAGGAGCAGCTGCGTATGGTGGATGGAGTTTTACAAGTGGTCCAAGCAGTAAAACTACTGCTGGAACGGACTATACGATTGATACTATTCCTGTTGGATTAACAGCAAGTTGTGAGGTATTATACACAGATCCAGCTGGAAGTCATAGCCATAGTATTACAACAGATTTTCCGAGTGGCACACATAATCATGGGGTACCCGAGTATATTGGTACTGGACAGCATTCGCATAGTATAAGTATATCTTCTATTGGAGATCATACACATACTATAGAGCCTCATCATCATGGGCTTTTCCCACATTCACATAATATTGACCATACTCATCGAGTTTCAATTGGTAGTCATTCTCATGATATAATTTATGGTATTTATACGAGTACTACGGCAGCAAATGTAACGATAAAAATAAATGGGGTAGATAAAACAACTGAACTGGGTGGAAGTTTTAATAGCGATCAATCAAACATAAACATTGCTCCATATTTAACCATAGGGCAGTGGAATACTATTGAACTTGGTAGTAGTAGGTTAGGTAGAATCGATGCTTCGATATTTATACAAGCATTTATAGGGGTTTAATTTATTATCCAATTTATTTTAACACCTAATATTTGTAATATTACACCTGTTAATTGTGCATTATTATTATCTAAGGCTGATTGAAATCCAACAAGCAAAAAATTCTTTTTCTCCTTTGGGTAGAAATAATAATTGTCGTTGTCATTATATTGTATTGGATAATTGCGTTCTTCAAATAATGCTTTTTGTTTTTCGTCCTTAATATTTGCTTGAAAATATGCTGCCCCTGTAATTTTTTGCAATTGATTAGTAGTATTTTCTATTGTCCCGCTGATAGTAAATACTTTGCCCTCAAAGCGAGGATGAGTTTGATTATATTTTATATCATTGTTTAAAGTTATTTTTATGCCGTTTAAATTATAAGTATCGCCAAGTTTTAGTGTTATTACATTTTCTTTGTTGTTATTTGTACTTGTATTATTATTTTTTATATTATCATTTTGTATCCCTATCTTAATGATTTGCCCATTAAAATCAAGTGGTACACCCAATATATCACTTACTGCTCTTAATGGTATATAGGTTGTACCATTATAGTTTAAAATAGGTAAATCAGATTTGAATTCTTTTCCATTAACATACATTGGATATGGTGATTCATAAGCAATATATTGTTTAACTGTTGTAGCAAAAGATGGAATTATATTAAAGAGAATTGCACCAATAATTATGCCTATAAATAATTGTTTGTATTTTTTCAAAATTAATCATCTCCTTTTGTGTTTTACTTATATTATTAATCTAATTTTAACATATTATGCGAAATAAATCAATAAAATTTTTCTTTTATTATTTGTCCATTTATTATGGACAATTTTCAATATAGGTGGTGAAAACATGGAAATAATGCAATATCCTCAATATAATGACCCCCTAATAATTATATGGCGTAGGCGTAAAGGTACTATAGATGATCCATATGTAGATAAAACAGATACTCGGAAAATAATTAATGGGCAGATTGTATTATCAGAAATTCCTGATGAATTTAGTCATGTTATAATCGATGGATATGCTGAAATATATAGTGGTACTCCTGCTTCTAATCAATTTGTTGTGGATTACCAAAATGGGATAGTAACTTTTAATCCTTCAGAGGAAGGTAAAACTGTAACAGCTACTTATAAAGGTAGGGGTATAATTATGTACCCCGCCGAAAGAATATATGTTCATTCTAATGATCCGAATATAGTACAAAATATTCAAAAAATGATCGACGATGGACAACAAGCTATTGAAGCATATACAAATATAAGTAATGCTATAGATACAGCTAATACAGTTAAAGAACAATTAGAAGCTGATATTTCTACAGGTAATACATTGCATACTACTTTAACAAATGATATTTCTAACGGGAACACGCTTCATACTAATTTAACAAATGATATTAATACAGGTAATACGCTGAAATCTAATTTAGATAGTGTTATTTCGACTGGAGATTCGTTGCATACTACTTTAACAAACGATATTAATTCAGGTAACACTTTACACACTACATTAACAAGTGATATTGATACGGGTAATACCCTTCATACTACTTTAACAAGTGATATTGATACGGGTAATACACTTCATACTACTTTAACAAGTGATATTGATACGGGTAATACGCTTCATACTACTCTTACTAATGATATAAACTCTGGGAACACTTTAAAAACGAGCTTAGAGACTGATATTAATACGGGCAATACACTTCATACTACTCTTACTAAATGATATAAACTCTGGGAACACTTTGCATACTATGCTTACCAATGATATAGATACAGGAAATGCATTGCATACTACTCTTACTAATGATATAAATGCAGGTAACACATTAAAAACGAGTTTAGAAACAGATATTAATACTGGAAATATATTGCATACAACGTTAAATACAGATATAAATAATGCTAATACGGCAAAAACAAATTTAGAAAATACAATTAGTATTGCTAATAGTACTATAAATTCTCTTAACTCAAAAATATTAGATATACCCTTTCCAACTACTTCAACTATAGCTAAGGATAGTCAAGGGAGAATAATTAATGTTACAGATATTCGTACAGATTTGAATATTATTTCTAACACAATAGATTATAGTAATTTTAATGTGAATAATATGCCACAACAAATTGATGAAAAAGAATACGACGAATTTACAAAAGGAGTTTATTTTTTAAGACACACGATAACATATGATGCTGATAATATAACTGTTTTGTCAGATAATTCTCAACTTATAGCTTATGATATTACTCCTTTAAATATTACAAGAAATGGGCTTGCAGTTAATCCACTTTCTGTTTTAAATACCACATCTTTCAATACATTTAATAATAATACGATTGTTAGTTTTTCTTATAACACTCAAGATAAATTAGTTAATGATATTTCTCTAATAGAAATTCATGGTAGTAATATTTATAAGACTTATAAAACTGGTACAGTTGTGACTGTACCTAATTGAGAGGTGAAGTAAATGTCAAGTGCTTTAGATTTGTTAAAGAAAGTTGGATATACCATTGTTAATTGGAATAATATAATCGGAAAGCCTTCGAGTTTTACACCTTCTCCGCACAAATCTACACATGCGACGGGCGGTAGTGATGAGATTACACCAGCTGACATCGGCGCAGTCAACAAAGCAGGGGATACGATGACGGGATTTCTTACAATTCAAAGACCAGGAGCTACGTTAGTTGTTGTAAATACTGACTATACTGGCACTGAAAAACGAGTATTCTTTGGTGCTGATGCTAATGGGCGTCTCTTCTTACGAGCATTAACAGGGCAAGGTGTTGTGATACGCAGCTCTGGTGATACTACAGATTTAGTAACTGTCGACAATACAGGTTTAATGAAAATCAACGGCAACACCGTCTGGCACGCAGGGAACGACGGAGCAGGTTCAGGGCTGGATGCGGATATGGTGGATGGTGTTCATGTAACAGGTTCAGGTTCTACAGGACTTCGTAAGATAACTACCTCTACATCATCACCTTCTGGTGGTTCAGATGGTGATATATGGATACAGTACTCATAAGGCGGTGGTAGCATGGGGCTTAGTATTAATGTAGGCGGTATATGGAAAAGTACGATACCTAATATTTATGTTAATGTTGGTGGAACATGGAAACAAGCACAAAATATGTATGCTAATATAAATGGGGCATGGAAATTAGTATGGAATGCTGGTGATAAGTGGTCAACGAAAGCAAGTATGCCTACTAAAAGGGGGGATTTAGGGGTAGCTAGCGCTTCTAATGGAAAGATTTATGCTATTGGAGGATATAACGGTGGTTCTTTATCTACCAATGAGGAATACAACCCATCAACAGACTCATGGGCAACAAAAGCAGGTATGCCTACCGCAAGGGACTATTTAGGGGTAGCTAGCGCTTC